GTACAAAAACTGGTTTAGATGGTAATACATATACATATTATTATGGTAATATTACTATTACTGTTGCTGGTGATTTTGGTACAATGAGTTACGAGTGTTATAATCACGGGTATATGGGGGGTGAGAATAATTTAGTGTATAATGCAGATTGTTTAACTTCTACAACGCCACCAACACCACCAGTAGTAGGAAACTTAACAGTAGATGCAACTGATATTTATGTAGATAGTGGAATAATAACGTCAGATCAAACAGATGAATAATGATTAAGAATTTAATAGAGTTATTAAAATTAGATAATCACTATGGAGTTAGTGAAAGAGTAGATATTGCTAAAGGTAAATATAAAGCTAAAAGTAATCTAAAAGAATTGAATGAACATTTTAAGAGAGTAATCAATGGCAAAAGGTAAAGAATTAATTTATACTATTAGGGTTATTGACAAAAGTAAAGTTGTCATTGACGAATTAGGTCAAGAAGTACAAACACTTGAACAAGCATTTGTTGAGATTAATAATGAATTGACTAAAACTGACACTCTTCTTGATGGTACAAGAGCTAGTTTTGAAAAGCAAATAAGAACCCTAAAACAACAAAGAGATAATTTAGCAAAAAGTTCTCAAGAATATAGCGAATATAACACAAAGATAATAGCTGTTGAGAATAGTATGCGTAAGTTAACTAGTTCAACTAAAAGTCAAGAGCAAGTAAACGCAGATATGATTGCAAACACTGGTCTTGCATCTAACACTATTGTAGAATTTGGTAGAACTATATCTGATGCACCATTTGGTATTATTGGTGTAACAAACAACCTTTCAGTAATGGCTACTAACTTTGAAACGTTAAGTGGTAAAGTTGGTGGTACACAAAATGTAATTAAGTTATTAATAAGACAACTTAAAAAAGGTGGTGCTTTTGTTCTAGCAATCCAAGTTGCACTTGCTGCAATAACACTTTATAGAGATGAGATAACTGAATTCTTTATGGGTACTAAAAAAGCTGAGAAAGCTGTGGTAGACTTAAAAGACGAATTAGTAGATACAAATAAAGTTTTAAGAGAATATATCAAAACACTAAGAAACGTAAATGTAGAATTAGCAGATCAATTAGAGTTAGTTAGTTTTATAAGAGAAGATTTTACTGAATTAGATAGAGCATTTAAAGACTCAAATGCTACTCAAGAACAACAAGTATCAATAACAAGAAATTATTTAGTAGTACAAGCAAAAATAAGTGCAGTAAACAAAGAAATAAATAAAGATTTAGAAGAATTAGACAAAAAAAGAGTAAAAGATATTAAAGCTAATGAAGAAAAGATAAAACAATCAAGAAAAGAAGTAGCTACTAGACAAAGAGAAATAGACGCTTTAAAAAAAGCTAATGTAAAAGCATTTCAATCTGATATAAATATACTAGAAGCACGTAATAGAGTTGCAACAACTTATCAAAATAGATTAGAAAAAGAAAATATTGATCTAGGTATAAATATTGATTTAGTAGCAGATAGAAATGAATTACTAAGACAAGAACAACAAATACTATCTAGTATACCAAAAGATATAGAACCATTAGGTGAAGAATTCTTTAAAATTTTTGATGATGAATTAAAAGAACAAGATAAAGGTTTATCAGAAAGAGTTTTAGATAGATTATTAGGTACAAGTGATAAAGAATTTAAAGAGGGATTCGATGCTATAAAATTTGCAGAAGATAGTGGTTTAGATGGTGCGTTAAATGATTTGAATGAATTTATTAAAGAGTATCAAGGTGAAAATGCTATTGAAAAAATAAATTTAGCACAACAACAAGCTGAAACAGAATTAGGTATATTATATGATGCAATTGAAGAAGAAACTGGATTAAGAATTGGTTTTAACGAAGATTTATTAAGGATTGAAGAGTTTTATGGAGAACAAAGAGCAAAAGTAAGCGAGAAAGAAAATCAAGCTAAAGCTAAAAGTATTAGAGTTGCTGCTCAAGCCGCAGTGCAAGTTGGTAAACTACTACAACAATTAGGTGATGAGAATAAAACAGTAGCAATAGCAGGAGTAGTTGTGGAAAAAGCAGGTGCAATAGCTAAAATTATTGCAAACAAAAGTATAGCAGACGCAGCAGCATTACCACTTTTATCTAACCCTGCAACTTTTGCTTTAGGTACTTCATTAATGACTACTAATAAAATAACAGCAGCGACAGGTGTGATTGCAACAACAGCAGGGGCAATTAAAGCTATAAAAGAAATTAGAAATCCAGAGAGTGCTTCAACGTCAGCTACAAGTATTGCTGAAGCACCAGCACCAGTCATACAAGCACCAGCATTTAATGTAGTAGGTGCAACACAAACTAGTCAACTAGCACAAACAATCGCTGGAGCTGAAGAGAAACCAATTAAAGCATTTGTAGTAGAAAGTGAAATAACATCAGCTCAAGCATTAGCAAGATCAAGAATATTTAATGCTTCTATATAAAACAAAATAATATAAGTTAAGTTATAATAATATGGAAAACGTAATAGAATTAATTATCGATGAAAATAATGAGATTAGTGGAATTGAAGCTATATCAATAGTAGAGAATCCTGCTATTGAAGAAGATTTTATTGCACTTAAAGAACATAAAGAAGTCAGATTAGCAGAAGTAGATAAAGAGAAAAGAATTCTTATGGGGCCTGCGTTAATTCCAAACAAAAAGATATTTAGAAAAGGTGCAAGTGATGATGAAGATTATTATATCTATTTTAGCGAAGATACTGTTCGTAAAGCATCAGAGTTATTCTTTATAAAAAGCAAACAAAATAATTCAACATATGAACATCAAATTGATCTGAATGGTATGAGTGTTGTAGAATCTTGGATTGTTGATGATCCAACAAATGACAAATCTAATTCTTATGGATTTGATCTACCCAAAGGAACTTGGATTGTTTCTATGAAAGTTTTAAATGATGATATATGGAAAAAAGTAAAAAATGAGGAAGTTAAAGGTTTTTCAATAGAGGGTTTCTTTGCAGATAAAATGGAAAGACCAAAAGAAAGTATTGAAGAGAAAGCGTGTGAAAGTTGTCTAAGTGAATTAAATGCTCAATATGAATTATTAGAAGCATTAGAGTCTTTAGAAGATAATGTTGAATTAGAAAGTTATGGTGGTTACCCCCAATCAGCTAGAAACAATGCTAAAAGAGCAATTGATCTGAATAAAAAAGTAAACAATAAATGTGCAACTCAAGTTGGTAAAGTGAGAGCGCAACAATTAGCTAGAGGGGAAAAGTTTACATTGTCTACTCTTAAACGTATATACTCTTATCTTTCAAGAGCAAGTGCATATTATGACGCTGGTAATAATGAAGCGTGTGGAACAATATCATATTTATTATGGGGTGGTAAATCAATGTTAAATTGGACTACTTCTAAATTAAAAGGTCTTGATGCAATTGAAGCATCATCTACTATTATAGATGGTAGAGCTGGTTACTCAACGCAAGAAGAAGCAGAGAAAGCAGCAGAAGATATGGGTTGTTCAGGGTATCATACACACGAATACGAGGGAGATGTTTGGTATATGCCTTGTGAGGAACACAATCTCGATGATGATCCTTGTCAAGAGGGGTATGAGCAAATAGGAATGAAACAAAAGAATGGTAGACCAGTTCCTAATTGTGTTCCAAAAAAATAATACTATGCATTATACTAAAAGAAAAAAAGATGCTACATTAAGTCATAGTTCACCTAAAAGTTCTGCAAGAGGTTGTTTATGTCCAGATGGTCGTACTTATTCTACTAAATGTTGTGATGGAACATTAGAAGCACAAGGAATAGGTAAAGTTTGAAATCCAAACAATAATATATAGTTAAGTTATACTATAAATTCGTAATCTTATGAGAGCAAGTGAAATAGTTAATAAACTAAAAGATGTTCTTTTATCATCAACGGAAGTAGAAAAAGTAGAGGAATCTACAATTGAAAACAAAGTTGATTTAAAAGAAGATGATCTATCTAAAACAAAAAAGGTAGAATCCAAAAAAGTAGCTAATGAAGCTACAAAAGAAACTCCTAAGCAAGAAGATGACATTAGACAAGTGTCTTATTCTGCAGAAGAGGTACTAGCTGAAGATCCTATGGAAGATACTCAAGAAGAAATTGTTGAGGAAAAATCTCCACAATATGCAACAATAGAGGAAGTTGCAGAGATTAAAGCTATGGTTGAGAAACTTAGAGGTATGGTTGAAGCAACATATGAAACAAGTCCTGATGTTCCACAAGAACTATCAAGTGACCAAAAAGATGTTGAGATGACTGAACCACTAGCACATTCTCCAGAGAATGAAGTAAGTGAAAAACTAGGTGTAAGATATGCAACTAATGCAAATACTAACACTACTTACTCAAGAGTATTAAACGCAATATCTAATAATTAATTCAAAATTTTAAATATGTCAACGACAATAACAACTTCAAATAGCGTATTGAGAGCAAGGTCAAAACAAGAAACTTTGACTACTACTCAAGATATAAACGCAAATCAAGCTGGTACTGAGTTTAACATTGCAACTGATGCAATTGTATTGACTCTACCAACTATTGACGCAAACAATATCGGAATGGAATTTACGTTTCGTAATTCTGGTGCTGATGGTAATAATATTATTACTTTAAGTCCAGCTGCAAGTGATGCAATTCACGGTACAGTTGCTGCGATACAATCTGGTGGTGTAGACAACAAAGATTGGATCAACACTAAAGCAACAGCAAATAAAGGTGATTGGTGTACAATCAAAGCAGTCGCATTAACAGACTGGTATCTAACTGGTGGTGATGGTGTATGGGCATCAGAATCATAATCTAATATTAATCAATTTTAAATCGTAAAAAATGGCGACAACAAATAATTTAACAACTACTTATTCAGGTGAATTCGCAGGGAAATACATTTCCGCAGCGTTATTATCTGGTAAAACTTTGGCTGAGGGTAATATAACTATTAAGCCAAATATCAAATTTAAAGAAGTAATGAAAAAAGTTGCAACAGATGACATCGTAAAAGATGCTACTTGTGACTTTGACGCAACTTCGACACTAACTCTAACTGAGAGAATATTAACTCCAGAAGAGTTTCAAGTTAACTTACAATTATGTAAGAAAGACTTTAGAGCAGATTGGGAAGCTGTACAAATGGGATATTCTGCATTTGACAATCTTCCACCATCTTTTTCTCAATTCTTAATTGCTCACGTAGCAGATAAGGTAGCACAAAAAATGGAACAAAACATTTGGAATGGTACAAATGCTAATGCTGGTTCATTTGATGGATTCAAAACTACATTATTAGCTGATGCTGACGTAAATGACGTTGCTGCTGGTGCAGTAACTGCTGGAAACGTAATTACAGAACTTGGTAAGATTGCTGATGCAATTCCAAGCGCAGTATATGGATCTGAGGACTTGTTTGTTTATGTATCAAACAACATTTATAGAGCATATGTAAGAGCATTAGGTGGTTTTGCAACTAACGTAGGTGCTTCTGGTACTGACAATAAAGGTACTCAATGGTTCAATGGTGGTGCATTAACATTTGATGGTATCAATATGGTAATGGCTTCAGGGCTAGCAGACAACACAGCTGTAGCTGCTGAAAAATCAAACTTATTCTTTGGAACTGGTCTATTAAACGATCAAAACGAAGTAAAAGTAATTGATATGGCAGATATTGATGGAAGTCAAAATGTAAGAGTAGTAATGAGATTCACTGCAGGTATTCAACACGCAATAGGATCTGACATCGTTCTTTACTCTTAATAAATAGATTATATAACTCAAAGAAAGGTGGGCGAGTTAATCTTACCTACCTTTTTTTATAAAAATAATAATTATGGCTTGTGATTTAACACTTGGAAGAAAAGAACCTTGTAAAGATGTCGTTGGTGGAATAAAAAATGTTTATTTCGTTGACTTTAGCAAACTAGGAACTGTGACTGTTACTAATGACGAAATAACTAATATGACCGGTAATGCTGGTGCATTAACTTATTTTGTTTATGAAGTAAAAGGTAATTCATCATTAGAACAAACTGTAAACTCTTCAAGAGAAAATGGTACTACATTCTATGAGCAAACATTAAACTTAACACTTAAAAAGTTATCTAAAGCTGATAACAAAGAGTTAAAATTAATGGCTTATGGTAGACCACATATTGCTGTTGAAGATTACAATGGTAACTTTATGATGATGGGATTAGTTAATGGTGCTGATGTTAGTGGTGGTACAATAGTTACTGGTGCTGCAATGGGAGATTTGAGTGGTTATACACTTACTTTCACAGCGCAAGAAACTTTACCAGCTGTGTTTATGGCACATACTGCTGGTCAATTTGTGTTTAACTCAACTGATTTCGCTGGGTTAAGTGGTACAATAACTAGAACAGTAGGATCAAACTCTTAATAGAGTGTTTTTTTCTTAATACGAAAGAGGGGATCAATTTGATCCTCTTTTTTTTTGGAACAATATATAAGATATTTAGTTATATACTTATGACAACATTATTGCCAAATACAAATGCTCAAACTATTAGCATAATACCAAGATCATATATTGTAGCTAGTAATTTGACATTAAAGATTGTAGAAGATGGAACTAAAAAAAATCAAACATTGTCTAATCAAACAAGTACACTATCTTCTAATGGTAATTTCTTAAATATGTCTTGTGCGTTTAGTATATTAGCTGAAGATGGAAATTATTCATTTGAAATAAAACAAGGAACAACTTTAATATATAGAGGTAAAGCATATGCTAGTAGTCAAGTAGATTACACTACAAGTCATACTCTTAATCAAGGAAAATATAATGAGTTCGATTCTGAAACAACTGAACAGAAATATATAGTAGTATGAGTAAAAATTTAAAGATAATAAATTTAGGTGGGTATGAAATACCTAAAGTAATTGAAAACAAAAGACATAATTGGGTAGAGTATGGTGAAAACAACCAATACTTTGATGAGATTATAGAAAGATATTTAGGTAGTGCAACTAACTCTAGATGTGTAAATGGTATTGTAGATATGATTTATGGTAGAGGATTAGATGCAACTGATTCTCAAGAAAAAGCAGAGATGTTTGGTAAGATGCAATCTATATTACAACCAGACCAATTAAAAAGAATAGTAAATGATTTGAAACTTTTAGGTCAAGCGTCTATTCAAGTTACTTATGACAAAAAGAAAAGTCAGATCAATGGAATATATCATTTTCCTACTGAAACATTAAGAGCTGAGAAAGCAAAAGATGGTAAAATTAAAGGTTATTATTATCACCCAAAATGGAGTGAAATAAAACCAAACGATAAACCAAAAAGAATTCCAGCATTTGGGTTTGGTAATAAAAAAGAATTAATTGAAATATATTGTGTAAAACCATATAGACCTGGTTTCTATTATTATTCTCCTGTAGATTATCAAGGTTGTTTACAATATTGTAATCTTGAGGAAGAAGTATCAAATTATCATATTCAAAATATTAAAAATGGATTACAGCCATCTATGTTATTGAATTTTAACAATGGTGTCCCTGGTGATGAAGCACAAGAAATTATAGAAAGAAAGATATATGACAAGTTTAGTGGATCATCAAATGCAGGTAGATTTATATTAGCATTTAACGAAGATGCAGAAACACAAGCATCAGTAGAACCAATAAACCTACCAGACGCACACGCACAATATGATTTCTTAGCAAAGGAATCGAGGGAAAAGATAATGATTGGTCACGGTGTTGTTTCTCCTATATTATTAGGTATAAAAGATAATACTGGTTTTGGTAATAATGCAGAAGAATTAAGAACAGCTTCTATATTAATGGACAACATCGTTATTAGACCATTTCAAGCACTTTTAATAGACTCTCTTAAGTCTATTTTAGCTTTTAATGAAATATATCTAAACTTATATTTTGTAACGTTACAACCTATTGAATTTACTGAGTTAGATAATATAGCAACTAAGATAAAAAGAGAGGAAGAAACTGGAGAAAAGTTGTCTAGTGAGGTTAAGTTAGATCTGAATGATGATGAAGCAGATGACTTAATGAGTCAGCTTGAAACATTAGGAGAGAAAATAGATGAAAGTCAATGGGAGTTAGTTCATCAAGAAGTAGTTGAAGATTCTGATAAAGAATTTGATTTAGACACTTTTTCTAGTCAAGCTAGTAAATCCGATGCTAATCCTAATAAAGAATCATATCAAGATAACGCAACTTTTAAAGTTAGATATTCATACACACCAATAAAAAAATCTATAAATAGTAGAAAGTTTTGTATTAGTATGGAAAATTTAGCTGAACAAAATATTGTGTTTAGAAAAGAAGATATTAGTATGATGTCTTTTAGAGGACTTAATAAAGAATTAGGTCATAAAGGTCAAAGATATAGTTTATTTAAATATAAAGGGGGTGTTAATTGCCAACACAAATTTATGTTAAACGTATACAAAAAGAAAGTTAAACAAGGAGATAAAGTTTCAATTGGTAAAGCAAAAGAAGATGGATTTAAAGAACCAACAAATCCTAAAGAATATGCAATAGCACCAAAAGATATGCCGAATCAAGGTCATCACCCAAATTATAATAAATAATGAAAGCACTATTTATAACATTAAAAGAGTTAAAAAGGAAGTCTATAATTGATGGAAATGTAGATCAAGATAAGTTAATACAATTTGTAGAAGTAGCACAAGACACTTATATACAAACACAACTTGGAACAAAATTATATGATAGATTACAATTTGAGGTAATTAATAACTCATTAACTACTGATAATACAACTTTAGTTGATGATTATTTAAAACCTATGTTAGTTTGGTATTCTCAAGCAACTCTAATTCCATACATAGCTTTTCAAATTTCTAATGGTGGAATCTATAAACATAGATCTGATAATTCAGATAGTGCTTCATTAAAAGAAATTGATAGTCTAGCTGATGATGCAAAACAAAAAGCAGAGTTTTATACTCAACGATTTTTAGGGTATATGAATGAAAATAGTGAAAAATACCCTTTATATACAGCTAATCAAGATGGTGGTATGTACCCTGAGAGAGATCAAAACTTAACAGGTTGGGTGTTATAATGAAAAGAGGAGAGTATATTAAATATAACAACAAGACTAAAAAGCAGAACGAAATTAAATTAATGAGTTATATTAAAAAGATAAAAGATGGCATTTGGATCAATTTACGAAAGTAGTTTTTTTGGTAATACAAATGAGACAAATGGTTGGGGTGCAATATACCCATTCGATGCAGATGGTTCTTTTTTACGAGTTGATACAACTTTAGAATTAGTTGATGATACAAGTATAACAGTAGATAAAACAATATATTAAAAATTAAGCAATGGCAAAAACAATTATAGACGTTGGTACTAATGCGAATGATGGAACAGGTGATCCATTAAGAACCGCAATGCAATCAACAAACTCAAACTTCAATGAAGTATATACGCTATTTGGTAATGGTTCTACGTTAGCATTAAGTGGTGACGTTAGTGTTAGTGGTGGTACTGCGACAATTGGTAGTGGCGCTGTGACTGGTACAAAAGTTGCAAATGATACTATTGCCTTAACAAATTTAGCTGATATAAAAATTAATGATACAACTGATGTTATATATACAGATATAATAGTTACGGTTGTAAATCCTGGTTCAGGGAATAAATATTATTATGATGGTGCAAATCAAGTAATAACATTATCTAAAGGTCAAACATATAGATTCGATCAAAGTGCTGGTACTAATAGTGGTCACCCATTAAGATTTAGTACAACATCAAATGGTACTCATAGTGGGGGATCAGCATATTCAACTAATGTAACAGCTGTTGGTACTCCAGGTAACGCAGGTGCATATACACAAATAACAACAGAGCAAGACACACCAACATTATATACTTATTGTACAGCTCATAGTGGTATGGGAAATACAGTTAGTTATGGTGCGTCACTAGATTCAAGAGGTTTAGTTTCACAAATTGGATTAGATACAAATGATTACATTAATGTTCAATCAGATCAAATTAACTTTTTCTTAGATGGAAGCGAAGATATGAGATTACAAGATAGTGGAACTTTACAAGTAGAGGGTGATGTTGTTGCTTATTCTACAGTAATATCTTCTGATGAGAAATTAAAAGATAATGTAGAAACTATTGATGGTGCATTAGAAAAGGTAAAAGAGTTAAAAGGTGTAACATTTAATTATAAATCAAATGGAAAAGCAAGTGGTGGTATAATTGCACAAGATGTAGAAAAGGTAATGCCATCATTAATTAAAACACAAAATACTTTAGATGGATCTGATACATTTAAAACTGTAGACTATAATGGTCTAATTGGATTATTAATTGAATCAGTAAAAGAATTATCTGATAAATTAGATGAATGTAATAATTGTAAAAAAGATTAACTATGGCATTACAAGGAGATATAAATTTTTGGTTATTTAGAGAAAATGGTACAGAAATGGTTGATGTTGATATACCTGAACAAATAGACGAAGAACACCCACATTACGAAAGTAGAGGTACTACAATACAAATAGAACAACCAGTAATGGAAAGATATTTAGATGAAGAAAAATCGTTTGAAGATGTTTATTTAATTATTCAATCTTGTGGATTTACTCAACACAATCATTCTAAAGATGATAAAATTTGGTATTTAAGTATTATGTATAAAGTTTTTGAATCAAAAGAATCAAAAGACAATAATGACACACCATTATATCTTACTGATTGGACACCTATGGTTG